CATTTTTGAGGATACCGGCAATGCTTTGTGGCCGGGCTATTGGAGTCTCAAGGAATTGGAGAGTGTTAAGGCGTCACTGCCGGTGGCGAAGTGGAATGCGCAGTATATGCAGAACCCGACTTCCGAGGAAGGTGCGATTATTAAGCGCGACTGGTGGCAGCTGTGGGAGGGCGATAAGATCCCGCCTGTTGAGTATATTATTCAGAGTTATGATACTGCGTTCTCGCGCAGTGAGACTGCCGATTATTCGGCGATTACCACCTGGGGCATTTTTCGCCCGAATGAGGACAGTGGTGATGCGATTATTCTCCTCGATGCCAAGCGTGGGCGCTGGGATTTCCCGGTGCTGAAGTCGATGGCGAGCGATGAATATAAGTATTGGGAACCGGAGATGGTATTGGTGGAGTCCCAGGCATCAGGCATGCCTTTGACTCAGGAGTTAAGGAATATGGGCATCCCGGTAGTCAACTACCGGCCTTCGAGGGGTAATGACAAAGTGACCAGGGTGCATGCCGTGAGTCCCGTGTTTGAGGCGGGGATGGTGTGGGCGCCGAAGAAACGCTTTGCCGAGGATGTGATCGAGGAATGTGCGGCCTTTCCCTACGGGGAGAATGATGATTATGTGGATTCCATGACCCAGGCGGTGATGAGATTTCGCCAAGGCAACTTTGTTCGGTTATACTCTGATGAGGAAGATGAGGAGAGCGTGCCCAAAAGGCATGTTTATTATTGATGCCGGAAACCAGAGAACAACGAATACAAAGGCGCTTGGAACAGGCAGAGAGAGAACGCTTGAACCGAGAAAAGCTCAAGGGTGGAATTGCCTCCATGTGGGAGTCGATGAATCCTGGGCAAAAGCTCGGCATGGCACCTATTCCTGTGGTGTCTGACATTGCCGGCGCTGTTGGTGATATCCAGATGTACAAAGAGGAGCCGGAAACAAGGACAGGATTGAATTATGCGCTGAGTGGTTTGGGTTTGATTCCGGGAGTGCCTGCTGTTGCCGGCTGGACGAAATCAAAAAAACTAATGGCACTGGAAAAAAAGTGGTTGGATGCTATGACAAAGGGAAAGCTCAGTCAACGGTGGATAAACAAACTGGAAGACAAAGTAATCGTCCAAAGAAACGCGGAGATTGCCAGAGAAAACAGGAAACTACTGAAAAACGAAGACATTGAACCTGAGTATATTGATGAGATGATTGAAGACTATGCCGGTGAGATTCTCTCTGTAGAGGAGGGGACTGGCAGGATAGGCGCTTTTGACAGGATGTGGCCGGACCTTCCACTGAGCCATAAAGGTGATGACATGACCAGGCAGTTTTTGGAGGAGCTCGGCTATGAAGAGGTTTTTGATGTCTGGGAGAAGGCGCCAAACACTTTTATCCAAGAGGGTGATAAGGTCGTAACCTACACGCCTTCCTTCAACAAGTCCGGGATTGAGCAAAAAACATTCAGAGATCCTACATTTGGAGAGCTAAGAGACTTTTTTGGTTTTTCCGAAGGCGGCATGGTAACAAAAGCCCATGGTGGCTTTATCGACAAAGCAATCACAGGTGGCAGTAAAGATATTTAATGGGTAGAATGGAAAAAACTGTTTTGAGCTTCTCGGTTCAATGGCGTAACTGGATCAGTAGTTTGTTGTTTAGATTAATGAATTAGCACAAGGGCGTAGTATGGCGGATATCGAAAAACGGATTTATCCTGCACAGGAAGAACCTGTCGATATTATGGATGACTCCAAGACGATTGAACTGGAAGACCCCAGATTAGCCGAGTTTAATGGTGAAGATGTTCCCATTACGCCCTTGGAAAGCGGCAGTATCCTTGTCGGTGAGGGTGAAATGCTGTCACCGCAAGTTGAATTTGGCGCCAATCTGGCCGATGAGCTTGACGATTCCGACTTACAAACCATTTTCAACCAATGCATTGCCGATGTCGAGGCCGATCTTAGTTCCCGCGCCGAGTGGGAACAGCAGTACCGTGACGGTTTGGAGTTCCTCGGCATGCGCTATGAGGAACGCAGCCAGCCGTTTGAGGGGGCCTCCGGCATAACTCATCCGCTGTTGGCAGAATCCGTTACCCAGTTCCAGGCACAGGCCTATGCCGAGATATTGCCATCGCAAGGACCGGTGAAAACCCAGATTGTGGGTGCCATCACTCCCGATTCCGAGGGACAGGCGGCCAGAGTCAAGGAATACATGAATTACCAATTGATGCACGTCATGGAAGAATACGATCCCGAAACCGACATGCTTCTCTTCTATCTGCCACTGTCGGGATCGGCTTTTAGGAAAGTTTATTACGACCAGAATTTGGGGCGGGCAGTGTCCCGGTTTATTCCCTCAGAGAACCTGGTCGTTCCCTATGACACCAGTAATCTGCAAACAGCCGTTCGGATCACCAATATTGTAACGATGCCGTTGAATGATGTGGTTAAGCTCCAAAACATCGGCTTCTATCGTGACGTGCAGCTTAAAGCCATGGGCATGCAGTATGAACAGCAGGATATCCAGGAGGAAATCGACAAATTGCAGGGGATTGAGCCCTCTTCACGCATGGACAGTGAGTGCGAGCTCTACGAAATTCATCTTGATCTGGACTTGGAGGGCTTTGAGGACACCGATGAGACGGGCGAGCCCACCGGTATCAAGCTCCCCTACATCGTCACCCTGTCGAAAGCCAACAATGCGGTGCTTTCGATCCGCAGGAACTGGAACGAGGGCGATCCGCTGCGGAAAAAAGTCCAGTATTTCGTCCATTACAAGTTTTTACCGGGCCTTGGCTTCTATGGTTTTGGCCTGACGCACATGATCGGGGGTTTGTCAAGGGCATCAACCTCCATTTTACGCCAGCTGATCGATGCGGGCACTTTGGCCAACTTGCCTGCCGGGTTTAAAGCACGCGGTATCCGTATTCGGGACGACGATCAGCCCTTACAACCCGGAGAATTTCGCGATATGGACGCCCCTGGGGGCAGTTTGCGCGAATCCTTCATCCCGTTGCCGTTTAAAGAGCCGTCACAGACCCTGTTAGCCCTCATGGGCATCATGGTTGATGCCGGTAAGCGCTTTGCTTCCATTGCCGACATCCAGGTTGGCGATTCCAACCAGGAAATGCCGGTAGGCACCACCATTGCGCTGCTGGAACGCGGCACCAAGGTGATGTCGGCGATCCACAAGCGCCTGCATTACGCACAAAAGGTGGAATTTAACCTGTTGGCACGCATTTTTGCCCAGTTCCTGCCACCTGAATACCCGTATATGACCAACAATGGCGACCAAATGATCAAACAGGCGGACTTTGATGACCGCGTGGACATTCTCCCGGTATCGGACCCGAACATTTTCTCGATGAGCCAACGGGTGATGTTGGCGCAGCAAATGCTGCAAATGGCGCAATCGAACCCCGAAATCCACGGTAAAGCGGGCATTTATGAGGCGTATCGGCGCATGTATCAGGCACTTAATGTGCAGAATATTGATGCCTTGCTGCCACCGCCGCCGCAACCGCGGCCGATTGATCCGGGCAAAGAGAATGCCGGACTGCTTTTGGGACAGCGGCCGGATGCTTTTCAAGGACAGGACCACGACGCCCACATCGCTTCCCACATGAGCCTCTATGGTACCGCTATCATGCAACAGAACCCACAGGGAATGGCAATGACGCAAGCGCATGTCTATGACCATGTTTCGCTGAAGGCCGAAGAGATGGTGCAGCAGCAAATGGCGCAGGATCCGCAAATGATGCAGATGCAACAGCAATTGATGCAGGCGCCACCGGAGCAACAACAGCAGATGCAGCAGCAAATGATGCAGCAGCAGCAAAAACAAGTGGCAACAACGATTGCCGGGCTGATGGAACAGGTCAACCAGCAATTCATGCCACCGCCGCAACCGGAAGACCCATTGGTTGCACTCAGGCGCCAGGAGCTCGATATTAAAGCCGGTGATTTACAGCGCAAACAACAAGAATTTGGAGAACGCCAGGAAATAGATATAATGAAGATGAACCAGGATGAGGATTTGACGCGGGAGCGTATTGATTCATCCGAGGACATTGCAACAATGAGAAACGAAACCGCGCAGGACCGGCTTGAGCAACAGGAACGGTTCAAGGCTGCGGACTTGAGAAAGGAGACGACATGAGTTCAGTAATGAAGGCCATGCAGGCCGCACACAAACACCAGAGATTGAAAGAGCGCATCGAGGAAGATGCAATGTTGGCGCAGGAAAAGGCGGATCGAGCCTGGCGCGGCGACCCGAAGCGCAAAGAACAGCTATTGGCTGCCAGGGCAGCGGGAACAGTAGAGGCAGCAACGCCTGAAAAGGCGCCTGAAAAGCCGAAAGCGAAGAAAAAAGCGGCGCCGAAAAAGAAAGCAGTAGCAAAAAAGAAAGCAGCCCCGAAGAAGAAAACAAAAGCGAAGAAAAAGAGTGCCGCTAAAAAAGGGTAGTGCTAAGAAGACAGTTTCTGCTAATATTGGGAGACTGAAGAAAGAAGGCTACGGAAAAAGACAAGCAGTTGCCATTGCCTTGAGTAAGGCGGGCAAAGCTAGGAAAAAGAAAAAAACCAAGAAAAAACCCAAGAAGAGGAAAAAACGTCATGGCAAGAGCAAGACCCGGTAAATTTCGCGGCGCCATACCGAAAAGTTCAGGCGCGGCCAGTAAGTCAATGAAAATTAAGGATCAGGGCACAGTGCCCCTGTCACAGCCAAAGAAAGAAGCCAACGGCGGACCACCCAAGCCCGGTATGGGCAAAGGCAAGTCGAGAGGCGGCGGTGCAGCCCTACGCGGCACCAAGTTTGAAGGAGTATTCTAATGTTTAGGCCCAAACCACTAAGACCCCCATTTGATCCCAATTTAGGACAGCCCGGACTCTATGTCTCTCCACGCCCAACTCCAAGACAAATGCAAATGCAGGCAGCCCTTAGAGCCGCCGCACCACGCGGTGGTGGCAGAGGCTGGCAGGCAGGTGGTTCTGTGTTGCAAGAATTTACTCCACATCCACGCCCACCTTGGGAGCCACCTCCGTACAATCCAAAGGCAGAAGAGTTAGCGGCTGCTTTCAGAGCGGCACAAAGAGCACAAGGAGCAACGGCAAGAAGGGCAAACCAAGCACAACGACAAGCATCCCGTTCACCCGGAGGCTGGTACACAGGCGGCGACGTAGATGTAGATCCCACAGAGGCCCTTATGGCCGAAAGGGACAGGCTGCAACAACAATTGCAAATGGCAGATGAAGTCACAGCCAGAGAAATAATGGCGCAAATCATGGAAATCAACAAAGAACTTGAAATGGCAGCAGCTCCCGGCATGGCCGGTGGCGGCCTTGCTTCGCTGATGGGTGTCTAATTATGTCTAGTATGAGCTGGGACCCAATAACGGGTAAATTGAGAGTAGACCCCGATCCAAGGGGAGGAGATACTCGACCACGATGGAGTAACATAGAAGCCAGGATTGCTTCTGGTGAAGTGCTCCCACCACAAAGCGAATGGATTCAGCAACCAGAGTACGAGTACACGGGACCGCAACGGGATCTACATCTACGTCGCCGCAGACCACCCACAGACCCACGCGAGTGGGGAACAGATTTAGGACCAAACGATAGGCCATTCCCGTCGGATCCAACCATAGATGATTTATGGCCAGGAGGATGCCCCAGTCCGAAAGAGCGCATACAGTTAGCCAACAACGATTGGATACTGGCTGGAGAGCTTAAGGTAGGCGATGAAGTCGCAACTTCTGAAGACCCCCAGAAAGTAACCAGAGTCCAAAGGCTGGAGAACAGAGCAAGATGCGAAGTGTTGTTTGAAGACAGCAACAGCATCGTAACTTCCTATAGTCATCCTTATTTTGTCAACAGCAAAGGCTTTGTGGAAGTAGGTGATTTGAAAAAAGGAGACATAATCGGCGATCTGGTAGTCAAGGACAAAAAACCTTTCTCCGATGGTCCTGTAATCAGTCTTTCCGTAGATAAGGCACATACCTATATGTTGCAAGGCGGAACTGAAGAAAATCCAGTACCCGCGTTGTCGCATAATAAATCTCCTGTGGAACCAGAATGGCCACCAGAGCCAGAGCCCCCTATTCCACCTACTACACCAACTACACCAACCACACCAAATTTACCTGTGACCACAACGCCTACTACACCACCAAGGCCAGAAAGCCCGTTTGGTCAATACTTAACTCCACGCAGAGAAATGCGTCCACCACCGATGCCACCACAACAATTTGGCGGTGGTTACATGAATCCCTATTTTGGAATGCCCGGTTTGGGCGTTGGCCCCAACCTGTTTTCCGGCGGCTTGCCGTTTTTTACGCCCCCACCTAGACCTATGTTTGGTGGTTTCCCACAAAGGCCTTTGTACGGAGGTATGGGCGGCTTTGGTGGTATGGGCGGCATGGGCGGTTACGGCGGTATGGGTAGCATGGGTGGCTACGGCGGAGGTTTCGGTGGTTATGGCGGCATGGGCGGCATGGGCGGAGGTTTTAGCCCGTTTGGTAGTCGATTCGGTGGCGGCATGGGTGGTTATAACCCATTTAGCGGAGGCTTTGGCGGTGGCATGGGCGGTTACAATCCGTTTAGCGGAGGCTTTGGAGGATTTGGCGGCGGTTATGGCGGCATGGGCGGTTACAATCCGTTTAGAAGCGATGGAGGAGATGACTTAGGAGACAATAGAGGAACCATAGGAATGAAACCTGGTCCAGGTGGTAGACCTATGCCTGTTTATGATCCAAGCATTACTGATGACCAAATAAGAAAATTATTGCCAACGTATGCAACTGGCGTAGGTCCAAACAGAAAAACATATCCGCCCTCACAAGCTCAGATTGATGAATGGAGACAGATGAACAATATACCAGGAATAGGCCTTCCAGATCTAACACCACCAACACCACCGACGCCAATCATAGGCGCTACAGGAGCGACAGGCGCTACTGGAGCACAGGGCTTACAAGGAATACAAGGAGAACAAGGATTAATAGGAGCAACAGGAGCCACTGGAGCCACTGGAGCTCAAGGATTACAAGGACTCCAAGGCATTCAAGGTGAGCGAGGGTTACAAGGCATGCAAGGATTAACCGGAGCTACTGGTGCCACAGGACTAACCGGAGCTACCGGCGCCACAGGAGCTCAAGGACTCCAAGGCATCCAAGGTGAGATAGGTTTAACGGGAGCAACTGGTGCTACTGGTGCTACTGGAGCTCAAGGATTACAAGGCATTCAAGGTGAGAGAGGATTGCAAGGTCTTCAAGGCTTACAAGGGCTTCCAGGAACAACATTTGACCCAACCGCTTACGATTGGGGCAACATCATGGGACAATATGGCGGTCAAGCTACAGAAGCAGATTATAAAGGCTTTGCTGGCGGCTTGACTCCACAACAAATACTTGAATATACGGTAAGAGATGATTTAAGCCCCGAAGAAATAGCCATGGCTGATATTGATAAAAGCGGAACTGTAACTTTGCAGGATGCTTTACAGACCCTTCAAGTCCAGAAGGGATACAGAGATCCAAGGAATTTACAAACCATTAATCCTTGGCTTCCAGGATACGATAAGCGAATGAGTGCGTTGGAAGACATATCACCTTTTGATCCAACCGCTTACGACTGGAGCGATATATTCGGGACATACGGAGGAGCAGGAGCAACTGGAGCAACAGGAGCAACTGGAGCAACTGGAGCAACAGGAGCAACTGGAGCAACTGGAGCAACTGGAGCTATGGGACTACAGGGTCTTCAAGGATTACAGGGCTTACAAGGACTAACCGGAGCAGCCGGAACGCAAGGACTTCAAGGAATGCGGGGACTAACAGGAGCCGCAGGAGCTAGAGGCTTGAGAGGAGAGCGTGGATTAGCCGGAGCTATGGGACTACAGGGTCTTCAAGGACTTCAAGGAATGAGGGGTGAAAGAGGCTTAACTGGAGCCACAGGATTGACAGGAGCTAGAGGCTTAACTGGAGCAACAGGAGCAACTGGAGCAACTGGAGCAACTGGAGCTATGGGACTACAGGGTCTTCAAGGACTTCAAGGAATGAGGGGTGAAAGAGGTTTAGCTGGAGCCGCAGGTGCAACTTTTGACCCAACAGGGTTGCAAGCACGACTGTCAGCATTGGAAGGTATAGAAATGCCATCTTTTACTCCATTTGACCCAACAGGATTGCAAAGACGATTGTCAGCATTGGAGGGCGCACGAGGTCCCACCATGGCTGATATTCAGGCTTTGATTCAGGATGCTTTGGCTCAACAACCAAATTTTGAAAATCCTTATGCGCCTTCACCATCGTTTGATCCATTTCTAGGACAGCCACCACAAGGTCTTAGTGGTGGGGCCATATAAAAAATAGTGGACGGCGTAAGACTAGCAGAGTATATTCTAAAAGAACTGCGGAACAGACAAGGGCAGATTTCTGAA